CTCTTTCTTTCTATTAAAAAAAGTAAGAGTTTTACCTCCTACTTTCAAGGTTTATTATAAACTTACACTTGCTGGTGTAAATGTTGGCACACCACTTGCATCGAATGATACGCTTCCCTCAATAGGATCTCCGTCATAGTATAAATCATAACTTAAAACGGCGTTCTCCCCTAATTCACTTGTTATAGTTAGTAATGCATCACTCATTTTTGCTGGGTATGTGCTACCTGTACCATTCCATCTATCAATATCAAGTATATGTGTTTTGTAATTTAATTTATCAACACCTTGATATGCAAACTCAAAGCAAGGATCGCCCTTGTAAATCTTTTGTTCTACACTTGATTGTTTTTGATTTGATGTGTGATCATTTCTAGCATTATCTTCTATTATCCATTTTTCAGTATCAACTTGTGGGTTGAATGAAATTGAATAATCAGTAATTCCAACACCAAGAATTTTCCAAGTTGGTGTTGTACTTGCTGGTGTAGTATCAAGATAAGTTAAGAATTGACTACGATTTACTTTTGTTATTCCATCAGGAACATAACTTGCCATTCAATACCTCCTTAATCTCTATATGTAATTTGTATTTGTATATCAAATGTCGCTTGTGTTCCATCTACATTATTTAATGCTCCACAATTTAAACATTCAATACTTTCTATATTATCTATATTAGGCAATATGCCTTCTTCATTATTAGATCTTATTATATCTTCAAATTTCTCAAAGAACCCTATATTTTTTAAATTATTTATTGTGTCTTGACTATATAACTTTCTACTCCTAAATGAATATACATCTTGGCGAATTGCAACTGGTATGATCCATTTTTCCATCTCTATATCAGTTGGAACTCTATCTAATGAAAAGTCCCCACTTTTGCCAAGCATATCAGCATTTATTTGATAATTATTATTTGTTGTAAGAGTGTTTATAATATCAAATAAATAATCTCTTAATTTTGTTATTCTTAAATCTTCAACATTCATTCTTTCGCCAACCTTTCCATCTCTTTCTTAACATCCTTTGCAATCTTGCGTTTTTTATGTTTCCACATTTTTTCGGCCCACTTTGATGTAGCATCAGGGTGTTCATCACGATTTCTATTATCTTCATTTATTTTATGTGTACCATCTTCACGCACTCCATTATATTGATACTCCGCATAAGGTGTGTCGTACCATATTTCATTTTCGTGAGTTGTATAAGATGATAATTGACCACTAACTTTTGGTGTATAAGGATCGCTTTCCTCAGCAACTTTATCTCTAAAAAACTTTTCTAACTTGCCTCGTTGTTCAAGGTTTAGTCTTTTAAGAATGCTTTTTTTAGGTTTCATTTCAATTTTGACTATTTTTGCCATTACTTGCCACCTAAGTGTATATGTTGATTTATTCCAAAATTATTATCATTTATGCTTGTTATATTATAGACCATATAACTTGATAAATCTTGTTGTGTGTTTATGTCAAGGTCAAGGGTTCCTTGTACAATAATGTCGCCAATCGCAAAATTATTTATGTTTAGACCACTATTTTTATCGTAAGGTATCCTAATTTGTACATCATTAGCATTGTCAAAACCTTTATTGATACCTGCACCCTTGCCTCCAAAAAACCATACTTTATCATAATTATATCTTGTCCATTTTTCAAAATGTGTAGTTAAATCTAAACCACTTTGATGATAGATTGTTAAACTTGAATTAGTTATCATTTAACACCTGCATATATAAGATGCTCATTATTTACAATTACTCCGTATAGATCAGTTATTATTAAATCTTGTATCTCTACATTTTTAGATGCGATTATATCTCTAATTTGTGTTGATGTAATATATCCTATTGAATAACCATCTATTTGCTCATTTGCAACATTTCCAGCATCTTGTATTGTTGTGTTATAACTATCTATCTTATTTATTAAATTAAACATACACATTTTTACCTCATCAGGTATAGTGTCAAGATCTTTTAATCTATTTTGTGTTCTTAGATCAATTTGTTTTCTTGCTTCATATTCTAATAAGTTAAAAGGCGTTTCACCTATTTGTTCTCCACCTAAACTTGTATATTCATCATAAGTCAAGTATTGATTTTCAAATGTCATAAAACGCCTCCTTTATACTATAAACTTACGCTACCCTCAGGTTTAATGCTTGCAAATGGAAATCTTGTTTCAGTTTCATTTTCAGCATTTACTGGGTTAGGAATTTCCCATCCTAATCTCATAACAACTCTTAATGCAACCATATCATCTTGTGCTAAGTTGTAAAGAATTGAACCATCGCTAGGATCTTGGATAACTGCCTCAGTTAATACTTTATAAGATACATCTTGTCTAATAGCATATACTGCTTGTGTGAAATCTCCAACTACTAATGTAGATTGGTTCTTATTCCATACACCATTATCCATAAATTCTCTCTTAATAGAACCTATTTCAGTAGTATTTAAAGGTTGACCTGTTGTATCTAACATCATTCTAAATTTACCTTTTAGACCAACTCCGCCTAAAATACCATTTACCTCGTATCCGCTTTCTTCAACCTTAGTCATAGCATCGTTAATATCGCTATATAAACCATTTGCTGTTTCATCTACCTCAGCACCAGCATCTATAATACTTGGTACTAAACCTTTTCTCCAATCAGTTGGTTTATCTACACCGAAGAATACTGCATTGTCAATTTTCTTAGCAAATGCTTCCTCTACTCTTGGTCTTACCTCGCTCCAAATATCAATTGAAGCATCATTTAATACATTTTCTTTAATTGGGATGATTACTGCTAATTCAGCGGCGTTAATAAATTTCTTATCCCACGCTAGTTTTGATAGATTTTTTCTACCATTATTGCTTGTTTCATCTACAAAATAAGCAACTGGTAGACTATCTAATATTCTTAATTTTGTTTTATCACTAGTCATATTAGGTAGTCTTTTGAACATTGATAATGCTTTTGACTTTCTAATAGTACCTTCAAATATCTCGTTAGCAACTTGTGTTTCAACTAGTGCATCAACATCGTTTCTTGAAATTGCTGTCATTTTTTAAATTTTCTCCTTCTTTCTTAATTATTTTCTTGTGTGGCGCTTCTTAACAAATCGTTCATAATGTCGTTTGTTGTTTGTGGCGCTGTATCTCCACCTGTTAAAGTAGGTGAACTTTGTACTTTCTTTACAATAGGATCCCCAAAATATTGTGGGTTTTCTTGCTTGTAATGTTCAAGTACACTTGCAAAATCGTTATCATCATTTACTTGTGAT